CATTGTAAAGAGGCGTGACGGGTGTGTTATACATACTATAAGCTGGCAATATGGCTTTCTGTTCGTTGTTCGCGAACAGCGAACATATGCAGGCAATAGGCCGGAATTGCACCGGCTATATAGCTTCTGTGGTAGCCATATATGTTTTTGATGTATGCCTACATCCACAATTCAGTTCACATGCGTGTCACTGTCCACGCAGCTATTGCCGTAAACTGGCGTCCTATTTTCCCTCAAGTTCCAAATCGGAAGCATCAATCCGTTGGAGTTAACTAGTAATAACCAACACGGATAAATTATATCTTCCTGTCTTGAAGTATCGTCGGACATTAGTTATTAAAACAACCTAAAGTAAATTTCAAGCAATAAAATCAAAGCTAATCCAATAGCTAAAGTGGGAATAAAGAACACCAGAAATCTTTTAATCAATAATGCAAACATTATGACGATATCTTCTAGCAACTCCATATAATTCCTTTACCTTCGCATGGTTTACAATCAAACTCAAAATAACCACCATTAGGCATCACGCTTAGTTCTTTTCTTTTTCCATCACACACAGGACATTTATGCAGCTTTTTATTTTCTTGAACCACTTTATATTGCAAATGAGTAATTTCCTGGAATCTTTCTATTTCTTTTATTCTTTCTTCGAGCTTTTGAATCTGCTTGACCATAGGTGAGACAGCTTCTTCACCTGGAAAATAAGGATCAGGATGATAAGAAATTGGATCAAAACAATTACAACATGGTTGAGGAGGAATAGATGTTTTAATGCTTTTAATTCCTGTCTTATGGCATAAGCATTCACAAAAAATAGAACTTACAGCTAGTTTTCCGCTCATATATTGATTATCCTTTTCACCTTAGGATGACTAATTTTATGGAGCAGTTTCACATTTTCAATATGTCTCTTAGCTTCTTCTTCTGTACTATCAGAAAAATATCCGTTATCCCAAGAAAGCCAAGATAAAATTCCATCCACTCCTTTTGATTGAATTTGAAATGTTCCATTATCCATCTCTAATATTCTAAATTTAGGACTCATTCCATTACCTGCCATTTATTACTAAATAATTCTTCAACTGTCGGCGTAAATTCTTTGAGCTGCATGCTCATAAAATCACAATAAACCAATGCATGATCAGGCATTGTTGATTTAATTATGTAATTAACACCATCATCCCAGTCTTTATGGATAATGCGTTTGTATGATAGTATTTCATTTTGAAGTTCGAATAGGGTCATTTAATCTACCAGCTGCTCTGATATTAACTCATACGCACAATCTAAATCTCTTTCATTATTAATAGGAATTTCAATATGGGAATTAAGAAGCACTATTTTTAATTTAAAATCTTCTGTTTTTATATCAGCATATTTGGAAACAAAAACAATATGTTCTTTTTTAATCAAAAAATTTCCGAATTTGATAAATTTATTTTTAGTTTTAAATAGCATTTATTTCTCCAAAACATAACTATGAAACATGCACAAAACAATTTTTCACACCTTTTATCATTTCTATACATTTTAATATTTTGTAATATTCTTCCATGCAAATATTTTCTTCTAAAATAACTACTAAATTCATTTTTATCTCAGTCATTTATTCTCCAACAGCTCAGGATTTTGATGGATATTGCCGATGATAACAGAACCTTCTATTGGAACTTCATAACCATAAATACTATTACAACATCCGCAAGATTCTTTAAATTCAGAATTCATTATGTCTATTACACGCAGTCCGTTGGCAGATTCAAATCTCAAAATATCCCCTTCGAATATCTTCTTTCCTTCAGCATCTAATAGGCCTGTGAATTGTTCTAATATACCATCGAATGTATTTTCAAAATGCGCAAAAAATCCTTCAAGTGACATTTCTTTAGAATAAGTATATGTTTTATCTTTTCTGTCAAAATATCGAAATTCAATCGGTCTCATTATTTCCTCTATATTTTACAATAAATTCTTTTAATTCTAATGCATAACAAATCTTATCTTTATATTCATAAGCTGTTAATATTTCAGACGGAAGATGTGATCGTAAAAATTTTTGAAGAGTAGATTTTTTTCTAAATTCTTTCCTCTTTAATTCATAATAAGTTACCTCTATTTTCATTCTTCAGGCTCTCCGCAAAAGTAACCATAGGTGACCCAATCTCCTCTCTTAACGATCTGATCTATCCTTTTCTTAACTTCTTCTGAAAGCTTTCGACCGCATTTATTTTCGCAATTTGGAGAAACACAGTATTTTTCAACTGATTGCTTTTGATAGCTAATCGACGTCATCTATTTTCCATTCGTGGCTTGGGTCTGGGATGAATACCATTGCATCTGTTTGCAATTCATTATTTAAAAACCCATAACAACTTATAACCCATCCACCAATTACTTTTGCTCTACATGTTTCGAATTGGCTTCCTTCGCAAATTATTTCCCATTCAAATTTCATGATTTTTCCTTAATTTCAAGCATAGTATTAATTATTCTTCATATTCTCTTACATATTCCATCAATTTATTTGCTTTGTCTGGATGACGCATTTTACGCAAAGCTCTTGCTTCAATTTGCCTTACCCTCTCTCTAGAAATTCCACCTTTATATCCGTCTAATTCTAATCTTTCACCTATTTCCTCTAAAGTATATTCTTTGTCATATTCACCTAATCCCATTCTCATTTGAATTATTTTTTTTTCTAAATTAGTTAAGCTTTCAAGAACAGTTTCTATTGAATTCTGCATCTGATCTATTGAATAATATTCTTCTAATAATTTTTGATTATCCGATTGATTCATAATAAATATTGCTTCTGCTTCTTTAACTTTTAATGTTTTCTTATTTGTTTTAAGATTAGCTTCCATTTGACTAGCACTAAATATTTCTTCTGGAATACAATTTAACTCATCACATAATTTTACTATTGACTTTTTTATCCTTCCCCTATCATCAAAAATTGATTCTTTCATATTCAAAAACTTACATAACCTTCCATACGAAATACCTGTAGCTTTACAAAATATATGTGGGCTTGAATATCCTTGCTCTTCTATTTTGGTAAGAATTAAATTATTTCTTACTTTCATATCTATCCGATATTCTTCCATTAAAATATCCTCAGTACAGGATTAAACATAAAAATTAATTTTTTGGAGGTTTAGGCAATCTCATAAAATGAGATATTTCGTTAAGTTCTTTTCCATCATTTGTATAATATTCATAATGTGGTAATTGATGATTTTCATTACCAAATGGATAATATTTTCCAAACCCAATAATTCCTGATTTCTCTGAATATAATAAATATGATTCGTCTGTAGATACTTTTTGTTTATTTATTCTTTCCCATTTCATCAAAAAATCCTTAATACAGGGTTAAACATATCCACTTCTTTTTTAGGCGCTTTATCAGCCAATATTCTACTAGCAGCAAACTCTAACAAAATATACTGCAACGCATCTTGTAAATGCGAAGCCATGTTCTTATGCGGCACTTCTTTGTAACGCTCTTCACCACCAACACTAATACGCTTGTAAATGTAATCTTTAACAAAACCTTTAATCAGTTTAGGACATCCTTGGCGACATACAATCAATTTAGGCTGTCCGTCTATCATGCCATTCAGAAAATACCGTACAGATCCTATTCTTGGCTCTAAATCATTAGTATTAGCCGGCGCTGTATCAATACCAAGTGAGTTAAGCTCACCAATACAACTTAATTCCTCCATGATGTCATCACCAGCAATACCACTAGGATCGGCTCTTGAAATCCCTATTTTGTTATAAGGAAAATCTCTTTGTAAGCTTGGGAGCACAATATCTTGCGCAAATGTTCTAATACCAATATCTTCCCCTTGATATTCTTTCAATATCCTTATCTGTCCTCTTGGAGAAATCTGAATAACAACACAAGCTGGTGTTAAGCCAAAGTCCCAGCCTAAATGTATCGGATCTCCCTGTATTGCTGTTATTTTATCAACCGCATGTAAATCCGAATTAAACTCAGGATAAACACGCTTACCAAAACCGACCGATCCATATTCACCCAAACAATAGACTTTAACAAAGTCTTCCGTCTGTCCTTCAGCAAGCTTTGTATAGTAGTCACTCGCCAAATTAGCAGCATTATCGCAATTCGGGTTTTGATACCACTTATTGTCCTCATCTTTCAATAATCCGGGTGGTTGGTGAAATATTTTGTAGCTTTCCAAAGTTTTAAGCTCGAAGTCGCGATATATCCAATGGTCAATATCGGGAGGATTAGTGTCGCATATAATACCAGACCAATAATCAGTGGGACAAAAAGCACGAGACGGATAACGTTTATTAACACGACCTTTGAAATGAGCCAAAGTTCCTTGCGGTACTTCTGATAATTCATTAATGTAACATCCAGTAACTTCTAATGATTTGATTTTACGTAAGTCTTCTTCTCGGTCAAGCGCTATGAATATTAATTCTAATTCAACAATTCCATTACCATCATTAAAGATATGTTCATAAGTTAGCAATGGCTTTTGACGCTTTCTAATCTCACCTAATTCTCCGAACCAGGCCAACCATGTTTGGAGTGTTGTTGATTGGAGTTCTCCACTTGTGTTTCTGACGATTGCCCATCTTGATCTGCGTTTGCCGTTGTTCCAAACAGGCATATTAATTGATCGTCTAACAATCTCGTTAACGCACCACGTGCTTTTCCCACTTCCATAAGGACCAATAATGAGACGCACAAAAGAATTATCAGCGTGAGCAATATCCCCTGTAGCAGTCGGCAAATAGATTCTGTCTTTTTCGTTACCATGAATTATTGTTTCCTTACCATTAATAGTTATGTGTTTTTGATCTTGGTGTTTTAGAGAGTGCTTGATTGAATTTATTTCTTGACGCAATTGCGCAATCGATGTCATTTAACATTTCCAAGATTAAATCTATCATCATTCGGTTTTCTAGGTTGTTTTAGCTGTTCAGCAGTTGTAAATCTTAAACCACATTTCAAACATTGCCTACGTCTATTGATAAGATTTCGCTTGTCATCATGACGAGTATAAACAATTTCACTATGTGAATATCCGCAACCTTTGCACTGCATTATTTGCGTAAACCACGAAGTGTTTTAGCTAAGTTAGCTCTTTTAGCTAAAGTTTTATTCTTTGAATGCGAAGCTTTATTCAACTTCGCTTCAGAAATCTTTTCACCCTTTTTAACTTTCAGTGAAGAGCGTAAAGCGCCAGGGGATTTTATCGCTTTAGCGATCCAATTCTTCGCCATCTTTATTTCCTTTTATTAAGAGCTTCAATTCTTCAACTTCTTGAGCAAGTTCTTGAATTGCTACATTAGCGCTAAAATCTTTTTGATAGGCATGCTCAAGTGTCCATTCAGCACCTTTATGTCCTTTTTCAGCATTTTTTGCCTTTTCTCTGCACCATTTTACTTCTTTTTTCTTCACATTGGCTAGAGACTGAACTAAATATGTACAAAGTGATTCTTTATCTTCATAAAGATCACATTCACCTTGTTTAATCCAGTTATAAAATATTCTTTCGCTAATAAGATGGGATTCAGCAGCTAATTTTTGAGTAGACCCTTCAGCAATATCTTTAACAATAGAATCAATAAGTGGTTTATTGAGCTTCTTAAAGAGATAGCCTCGTTTATTTGGCTTAACATCCATTACTTGCAATTCCCTTTGCAAATTTAATGGTTAATTATGTCACCAAAACATATCCTCTTTGCAATCTTTTTTTTGAAATTCGTTCAATTTCTTTTCGAATAATGTCTTTGCAACCATAGCCAAAATGCATAATGATGCGATGATTAACGCCGCCGCGAATAACAGTAAGCACCAATACATCAAACATATCCTTTTCTACAATTAAGTAGTAATAACGACCATTAGATTTATTTTCAAACTTTATCATGTAAGCCTCAGATAGATTGCCTATCCTTGGCTAATTATTTTTTCTGATTATCTTTATTGTGAGCATTAATTGCAATCATCACCACAACTAGGATTAAAGTTTCTAATCCAGATGAAGACATCATTAAATGGTGAAATTCTGGTGAATCTACATTTCCACTTTGAATAGCCGAGGCAACTTGCCCTAAAAAAGTCATACCAGATAAAATAGAAGGAGCGAGTAATGAGATAACAGGGTTAGAACCAAATAACTTTTTTAGAAAGTCCATGACGGCATCCTCCGTTAATAGACCATAAGTTCATAATGACATAAATCGCGAAAGTTTTCATCTTTAACCTCCCAATTTCTGTTCCAATCTCCTCCCCATCTTAAAGAGTGCGTTACCTTTCCTTCATCTTTTAATCTCTGCGCAGTTCCCATGACAAACCCTGCGAAGTAATGAAATCTTTGAGTATCACTAAAATCTAAAGGACAAGGAGCAATATCAACAGCATTTGAAGGTGTTGCATTATGCTTTCCATTAGGCCATTTAAGCTTTGTCTTTCCTTCTTCAAAATCTTTATCTTGCTCAACTTGATTTCGATGCCCTTCTAAAACAGTGCAATCAAATGTTTTAATAACTTCAAAAAAAATAACCTGTAAATCATTATGACAAGTAGAAAGTTTAGAAAAAGAACTCGGGCTGAACATCGGCATTATCTTCATCCTTGCTAAATTTTGATGAAAAAATTGTATCACAAGGATTAAAACATCGCGTACAAGTGTAATAACCGCCATTTTCTGTACAGAAAAAATCGATAATATGTTTACAACAACGACTGATAATCATCCATGATTATTCCAAAAAAAAGCCCCGCAGGTACGGGGCATTTAAAACCAAAACAAATAAAAGGAAACTCAATCAAAACGAGGAGTGGTATGTCCAAAGGAAGCATAACACTCTCATAAATTACCAAATAAATGATTAAAGTCAAGCAGCCTTTGGCATAAATGCTAGATATTCGAGCACTATTCGCTTAGCCTCTTCAAATCCATAAGCCACTTTTGCGTAATACCCTTTTGCATTTAAATAATCCAGCCAGTCTTGTTGTTGAGAAGATACTTTTCCTCCACTTTCCCTTTTAAGCTCAATATAAAGCCCGTGGTAAGGTCCTGAGGGTAAAGGCACCTCTATATCAGGGTAACCCGCAGAGACGCCCATACGCTTAAATTTGACGGCTTCCCAATAATTTCTCTTTCCTCCATTGGCAGAGGCATTAAATCTAATTCCCATCTTTCCTAGCCAAACAGCTAGTTTGATCTGATCGGTTTCCTCGGTCGGCGCCGGGAGAGATCTTAACTTCCGTGTCATTTCTCGCTCCATATAGCTTTTTCAAACTATCCAAATATTGATTTTTGTACCGCTTGCTCTTTTTTGCCCAAGGTAGGTTATTTTGTTCCATGTAGAACGTCCTTATTCTATGCAACAACAAAAAGGTGGCACATAACCACATTTTGCGCAAATATTAATTTGTTGATTTTTTTTACTTGGTATAGGCCTTAACCCAAGTTCTTTGTAAACCAATTCAAAGCAATCCAATGCTTTATCTAAAGCATCTTTGTTGTTCTTAACCACTTCGCGAATGTATTGATTTAACCAAATAGAATCATCTCCCCCATGATGAGTTGAGATGTGCTCGATTAACTCTTTTATCCGCCCAGCTTTATCTTTCCATGATACCGTGATTCTCGTCATAGGGCGCGCACCCGTAAAAAGGTTAACTTATAATAATATATATATATATATCATATACTTATATATATTTTAAGGGTTAAGAAAAGGTTAAGTTTTAGGTTAAGATTGGTTAAGTTTTTAAAAGGAGGTTAACTTCGACTTAACCTCATCTTAACCACCTTGGTTAAGTCGTAAGAATGTGTCAACCACGCGGGTTCCAAGGCGTTTTTTTGACAAACTTAACCTCTTTCCAAGAGCGCCACCCTACTTAACCATGTAAAAAAATAACGCAAAAAACAACCTTATTTGGTTGTTTTTTGGTCTTAAAAAAAGGGAAAGAGGTTAAGAGTTAAGTTTTTTACTCTTTGAGCATGCCATTTCTTCGAGCAATTTTAGCAATTTTGGACACATATGATTCAGAAATACTTAACTCGCGAGCGATGTTAACTTGCCTCATCCCATTATTAAGCATTTCAGATATTTTAATAAGATTGGTACTTTCCATGGATTGGAAAACCCATCCTCGGTCAGTTAAGGAAACTTCAAATGGCAATGCATCTTTACCACTAAAGCCTCTCTTCTTTTGATATTCAATTTTAAAAGTTTTATTGGCTGACATTTCAGATTCTAATTGGTCGCCTGTAATGTCTTGAAGGGAAATGGCTGTATTAACTATGTCCAACATCCTTGAGGTACCACGATAACCTTTTTTATCTTTACCTGCATGGTGGACAACAATAATGGTTAACCCTTTAGATCTTAAATCAATTAACCAATCTTGGATTAATTTCCATTGTTCAGAATTATTTTCATCGATGGCGGATAAAGTGGATAAATTATCTAATACCAAAACTTCGATTCCTAATTCTTTAATCTTATAATTGTAAAAAGATTGACCCTCAGGAGAACATATCTTTGGTAGTTTATAAGGAAGAACGGCCTCTGGATTAAAAAGATGGAAATTTTCTTTGAAGAATAATTCACCCTGCTGCTTAACGATATCGGTGTATCTAAAATAAACTTCCTTGTATGACATTTCACCATCGATGTATAAAACTTTCCTTGGTTTTGGGCATTGGTATTTTAGGAATTTACCGCCTCCGGCAATGGCATAGGCAATATTTAAGGTAAATAATGTTTTACCTACGCCTGTTGCTGCATAAATAAAAGAAACCCCCTGAACCGGCAACCAAGGGGACATAACCATTTCGGTAGGAGCAAGTTTGACAGCCATGATTTTTTCGTGAACCAAAGGATTAATCTTGGTCCATTCTTCCTCACTTTTAAAATTAACTACGTTATCTTTTTCTACTTCTGGTTTAGCATTAGAAAATTTATCTTTTATGTTCATATTACATCCTTGTAAAGTTCGTTGGTGACATATTCCAAACCATAAGTACATAAAACATCATTCCAATCACCTGGTATTGGAGGTACTTTTAAGGTAGCTGAAATTAAAGAAGCGGTTTTTTTTGCTGAAATTAAACCAATATTATGTGAAAGATGAGCATCATTATCCGCACAAATAACCATTCTTATTTTTGGATAGCTTTTTCTAAATTGATAAGCAACAGTTTCTATATTTGAAGCCATCAATGCACAAATGACATGCTTGCCAACAGCTTCATAAATAGAGCAGCCAGTGGCCCACCCTTCGCAAATCCATAAAATATCTTTTTCTGGATCTATATTTTCTCCTAAAAAAATAAATCCTCCTTTTATTGGAAGATGAGATTTAAATTTTTTAGTATGATAAAAATTAGATTTAATATATTGGATTGAAATAAGATCGCCGGAAATTGAATGAATCGGTAAAAGAATATAAGACCGTAATTGATATCCATAATAAGGCACAATTCTTTTTTTAATGATATATGGATGGTCCAAAGAAGCTTCTTTACACTTTGGATGAGAAAATATTGCTTTTGCTTTTAATAAGGCTCTTGTAGTTTTTATAGATTTTTGTTTAGCTTTCGCTTGATCACAAGATCGTAATGATTCCATCCTGGTTGATCTTTCATTTTGAGATAGACTTCTCCATGGTTTTTCCCACCATGTTACATTTACATCAGTACGCCAATTTCCAAAAGAAGCGCCGCCAGGATGGAGATAAAGCCAGATATTTTTTCCACGTTTAGATTGTTCTTTAAGCCTTTGTACATCTTTGGATGACCAATCTATTTGACCATCAAAATAGATGCCTGCCATTTCCATTTGATGAATAAGCTCATATTGAAAGCTCATTTTCTATTCCTTTTATCAATTATTAATTAGGGTTGTTCCCAACAACACTAGATGTGTACCTAGCTAGATAATTGAATAAAAGAAAATAGAATTAAACTAAGCCGAGACAGGCATTTTTTAATATCGCGACTTATGGATAAGTCTTTGCAAAATAGATCAACTGGGATCTTGCTTGTGCGAGTATTTTTAGATGCCTGTTTAAGCCGGGTAGTTGCAATGAATGTAATAAGATTAAACATAATGGTCCTTTTTGTACTTTAATCCTTCCCTGGAAAAAGCTATACTGTAACTCTTCTAGGGAAGTTCTTTGTCTGAGAACTTAATCCAAATAATTGTGCGTTGTTACTAGCAACGCACAAATCATCTTAATCCATAGATAACTAACATAATACTTATCAAACTTTTTTACAATTTTCTTTAAAATACCATAATACAATGGTATTATAATACCATATGCTAAATAATTTTAAAAGGGAGGCAAAATGAACAATGAACTTAAGACATTTAATATCAGATTACCCAAGGAAATATGGGCCGTTTTGAAGAAACAATCTATTCTTCAAGAAAAATCCATGAACCAAATTATCGTTTCTTGTGTTGAAAAAAAATATAAAAAAGATAAAGAAAAAATGCTTGACTCAGAATGATATATTGGTACTATAGCATTTATATAAGTTATATAAATAATTGTAATAAACCTAAACCAACCTAAAAAGGAGATTGTATGGCTAAAGAGAAAGATACAAAGAACATAAATATAGAAGTAGGAATAGAATGCTGGAGGAAACTAAAAATGTTGTCTATAAGTAAAGATACTACATTGCAAGAAGTAGTAAGAGAGTTGTTAGAAAAGACTTTATCAAAAAAGGTAATAGAATTGCCTGAGGTAAGTTAAGAAATTTGGGCTCTAGTGAAAGGCTGCAACCTCTCACTAGATAATACAAGAAAAATTCCAGAGGTAGGAAAAGATCATATGTACTTGAAGAGTATAGAGTATCTTGTTACAGAAAAACAAGACCATAAAGAAAATTTAGTTTATTGTAATGATTCATCTAATTTAAAATGGAATTTCGAATTAGAAAGATTTAAAAAAGATCAAGTGTTTTGCCCGATGTGTGAAATTTGGCACATTAATAATACTTTATGTCAAAGGAATGACTAATATGTATTACAATTTAAATCCAGTTTTTAAGACCAAGAAAATTCTTAACTTTGTTAAAAGTTTAATCTCAGATTATGACTATCAATCCATTAATGATCTGTCTCATGCGGACAAATGTGAGCTTGCAGGTCTTTTAGTTGAAGCTTCAGGTGACAATGAGGCTTTGATCGAGAATGCAGATTCCATTAACAAGATAATTAAACATTCATTGGTAAGTTGTATCGCTGATGATATGGATAACATGTTCGATATCAAATCAATTATTGTCGATTATTATCACGCCGTTATGGATGATTTAATTAATTATTGTCTTGCAGAAATGGATGAAGAAATCGCAGACCATCGATTTATACAACAAGAAGATGGCGTATATCACAACTATTATAAAATATAAGAGGTAATTTATGACATTAAGAGCAAAAAAACCAACTATGAAAGAAGTAAGATTTAAGACATTGATATATGGAGATAAAGGAACAGGTAAAACTCATTTTTGTTGTTCATTTCCTGAGCCGTATTATATTGATACTGAAGGTTTAGAAGATTATCCTCATTTTAAAGAGATGATTATAGAAAATAATGGGGATTTAATTTCATTGCCTCATTTAGAAGAAATAATTGAAGAAGTGAAAAGTTTAATTTCATTAAAACATCATTATAAAACATTAATTATTGATTCCATATCGTTTCCTTATGGATGGTTAACACAAACAGAAATAGAAAGATTAACTAAAAAATCACCTAATACCGAAGGTACTGAATTTGGGGCAAATGTTGCAAAAGCAAAAAGACTGACATATAAATTGGGTATTTTATTATCTCAATTAGACATGAATATTGTGGTTATTGCTCATGAAAAGATCAGATATGTTGATGGTAAAGAAGTGGGCAAGACATTCGATATAAATGATAAATTAGCTTATACGCTTGGGGCTGTTTTAAGATTACAATTGCAAGGTAAATCAAGAAAATTGTTTGTAGAAAAATCACGATACAAAGAGCTTGAAACATCTTCAACAATCAATTTTGATGAAGGTTATAAAATAATAGAAAATTTATTTGGAAAAGATATATTTCATCGAGAATCTAAAAACATAGAAATAGCTACTGATTCTCAAGTAGAAGAATTAAATAAATTAATATCAGAACACAATATACCTGAAAAAATAATTCAAAGTTGGCTAACAAAAGCTGAAGCTAAAGCATTTGAATTTATGGAAAAAGAAAAAATACAGAAATGTATTGATTATGTTAAATCTAAAGTAATTAGCGAAGCTGCTTAAGGACATTATATGAGAATTACTAAAATCTATTGTAACAGCGTAAAAATGGCCCGGGACTGTGCGTCCTGGGCAAAAAGATTGATTAAGCATAGAGGTGTTTTTATTGCCTTTGAATCAGAAGATGATTTTAGATGTTGGATGAAAGTTAATTTAAGGAAAGGAGTATAAAATGAGTTACAGTTTTGCCCCAATGACTGAAGAAGAAATTGACGAAATGAGCTTAATGCCTGAAGGAATTTATAATTTTGAAGTCATTAAAGCTATTAGAAAACCATCAAAAGCTGGAAACCCAATGATAGAGTTGATGTTGAATTTTTGGGATAAAGATGGAAATAATCATTTGGTTTATGATTATCTAGTATTTACAAATATAAATTTAAATATTCGTAAATTAAAACACTTCTGTGAAGCAGTAGGTTTGTCTGAAGAATATAAAAAAGGACATCTTCCAGAAGATTTAGAAAGATACACTGGAAAAGCATATATTGGAATAAAAGAACGACAGCCAAATCCTTCAGGTGGATTTCATCCAAAAACAAATAAAGTAATAGATTATGTACTTGATTCAGTAAAAGAAAAAGGTACAATGATGCCCAATTTAGAAGATGCTCCATTAAATGATGATATACCATTTTAATTCCAGGCTTTAGATGTTTATAAGAAAACCAGAAAATTATAGATCGTTAGATGAAAAAGACCCATCAGTTTATGTTAAATGCATTGGCGGTGATTTAGAATCTGAGTCATCGCCATGGTATTCTTTTTTTACTAATTGTTTTCAAGTTAATGACAAAGAGACAACTTTGAAAAGCGACTCCTTGAAGAAAGAAAGAAATTTTCGTAATTCAACCAATAATCTTCGCCGATAATGGTGGTTGTCTTTTTGTCTCCAATTTATGGATAAAATGCATGAAAAATAGATCTAATACTAAAAATGCAATGTCTTTATTGGTATATCTTTCTAAAGTTGGTGATAAGTTATTTGTAGCGCTTGATGGTAATAGAATTGATTTTAATGATTTTGGTATAGATGACAAAATATTCCATGAAATTGGAATAGATATTGATAGAGTATTTCAAAAATATTTAAATAAAGGAGAGATAAAATGTTAATCCATTTTCAAAGTACATCATCAAAAAAAGATGCAGGCGATATAGTAGTAAATATAGATGATAATAATAAATTTGAATCATTTATTACAAGAAAAATTAAAGATTTTTTTATGTTATCGTTTGATTTTACAGAAGATAAAGCTAGAGAAACTCATGATAATGAAGAAACCGCTAGAAAAAGATTAAAAGAAATACTTGATCAATTAGGATTTAAAGATCAATCGCAAGAAATCTCATCAAATGTAAGATTTACTTGCAATGATTAATTGGATATTGTCAATTGTAATATCTTTGATAGGGTCCTATCTTTTTCATTGGACCTCTTATCAATTTGCAGTAATAGCTTGCCTTTTTGCTATATTTTTAAATACTTCAGGTAATAAGGAAAAATAATGACTGACCAAGAAAAAGTATTTTCATTATCTTATTTATGCGGATTATACAGAGGAATAATATCAAATTCGGAAGCATATGTTGATCAAGCTGCTTTAAAAGAAGCAGATAAATTGCTTGAAAAATTAATTTATAACCAAAACCAAAAGGAAAAATAATGAAGAATTCAGCAGTATCATACGAAGAATTATGCAAAGCTTTTAAGCAGTTAAAAAAAGAAAAATTAAAGTTAAATTATAATAATTCGAAAAAAATTGTAGGTGATATGCCTGTATCAACATTTTATGTTTATAAGGCAAGATTTTTAAATAATGTTAAACCCACAGAAAATAAAAAATCAAATGTGACATCTACAGGAAATAAAGATTACTTTAAAGGCTGGAAAGATGCTATAAAATCAGTTAAAGTTTATATCACCTCTCAACTCCAAAAAGGATTTTAGCCATGAAAAAGAAAGATCCCAAAAAAGAAAAGAAAAAGATGCCGATGAAAGATAAGAAGAAGTAAGGATTATCTTATGCCATTGGTAAAAGGTAAAGCAGCTAAAAGCAAGAAAGGTTTTTCAGAAAATATCAAGAGAGAAATGAAAGCTGGAAAGCCACAGAAACAAGCTGTGGCGATTGCATATTCTGTCGCTAGAAAAGACAAGAAAAAAGGGTCTAAATAAGACCCTTTTATTTAATTTTTTTATTTCAATTAAGCCGATAGAAATTCAGTGATAATACAAACTCCATTAGCGCCTGCAGTAGATGTTTTATCTGCACTGCCAAGGTCATAAGCCCCTCCTGAGCCACCACCATATCCTGATGATGCAGCTCCGGTATTTGAATTTCCAGCTACTCCATCATTTCGACATGCTGTTACAGGAGCAAAAAATGAGCTTCCGCCTTGTCCAGTCATTGCCAACGCACCAGCGGCCAATGTTGCCGATTGACCGCCTCTCCCGCCAGGAATATTTAAATCTCCATTAGTTCCTGTTCCTGCATTCCCGGGGGAACCTATCTGAGCAGAAGCACTTTTCGCCATTCCACCTCCACCTTGACCTCCTGATGCCGTTAATACAACACCAGCTCCTGCGGGTGTAAAGGTACTATCTCCACCATTGCCACCAGCATTATTACCAGCGGTTGCGGCAGTACCACCTGTACCAATAACAACAGTAGCATTAGCTCCTATTAAAGTTGATGTATAAAATTTTCTACAATATCCTCCACCAGAGCCGCCAGCACCAGCAGAACATTGACCAGCAGTGCCGCCACTAACACCTCCTCCTGCTCCCCCTGCTCCTACTATTTCAACAATACAATAGACCATTCCAGAAGTAGGAGTATAAGTAGATGATCCAGTTGCAGTGATTGCCTGGATATTTATTTTATTAATTGGCACAGCAGTTAATGCATTTAAATAATTTAGCTGTGTCCCTGTGGAGGTGACAGAAGTCGAACCAACAGTAAATGGTGATCCTAATTTGTTATTTATTGCATTATTAGTAGTAGTCATTTATAAAAATCCTTTTAAGCAATAGTTAAAGTACCTTGTGGGCCACCTATTGTTGTCCATGTGGTATTGGCAGTCGTACATAATAATCCTATTGAATCATATTGATTAGTTGATGAAATACTTCCGCCTGCACCAACGGTTGATGAAGAGCTACCCACTTGAATGGATTGCCCCGAATTTTGAGCTATTGTCCAACCACCAGCACCTTTTCCTACTACTCTTATAAAAGTACCAAATGCAGCCGTGGTTGGTAATGTTAAAGTAACAAGACCTGCATTATTAGCAACATAGCCACCATCTGCTACCATGGTTTGGCTAGTTCCTGTGACTTCAGTCCAGCTTGTGCCACCACCAGTACCACTAATAGTAATTGTATTAGAAGCATTAGCAATTGAAATACCTGATCCTGCGCTTAAATTTGCAGCCGTAGGCGAACCTCCTGTTGATCCAATAACTAATTGCCCATCAGTCAACGCTAACCAAGTTGGTACACCTGTTGAATTTGTTGATAAAGTTGCTCTATTTGTAGTTGCAAGCCCTGAGACGGCATTAGCAGAACTAGCATAAAGAATAGTGCTGACTGCATAAGTATCAGCAAAAGTAGAAGTAGTATAAGCATTTGTTGTTCCATTAGAGCGAATAATTTTACCAGAACTTCCAACAGTATTAGGCCATAATGAAGTTGAAGAAATATAATTTGTTCCATTGGAAATTAATATGTTACCAGAAGTTCCCGCTGTTGCAGGGAAGGTAGCAGTTGACCAAATTGGGGCACTAGCACCTGTTGACATAAATATTTGACCAGAAGATCCAGGCGCCACAAAAGCAAATGCGGTCGCTGTAGAATAAGGCACCGCACCATTAGCAGCAGTTAAATTAGCATTGGTTCCACCATGCGCTAAATCTAAAATCCCGCTACTAAACCCAAATAATGTTTGAACCTGAGATAAAGATTCTTGGCTAGTAATACCGGCTTGAACAACTGGAAATATATCAGTTGTTAAAGCAGATGGTACTGCTGGTAAAGAACTTATTTTGACTCCTGTCATTTTTATATCCTTTTCAAACTATTCCATTCCATGAATAAAAATTCTGTGGCGTTGTAGAATTAATGTTTTTTGCATTTGCTATTGTGACGCCATTTATAGCGGCAATATTTTCAGTTGGTGGTGCTGTAAAAATCCACCCTTGATTATTTCCACTATCTGTTGAATTGGCGCCCGCATAAAAATTATTAAGAGGCGATGCGATAGAAAAACTCAAATTAAGCCAATCGCACGATACAAATCGAGTAGCGATACTTGTTGGCACATGAGTTAAAGTATGCGTTGCTGATGTTGAAGAAGTAATTGTTATAACATTTCCAGATGATCCAGTTGCAGTTAAACTTGCAAAAGTTGTATTAGTAGCAGCAACAAATTGCTGTGTTCTTGCAGAGTCAATCTTGAAATCATTAAATGTATTGGAATCATTAACAATACAAACCCCAGTACCTGTTGTATTATTCCAAAAATTATAATATGTCTTGGCATTTCCAAAAAAATTACTTGATGAAGATGAGTTAGCAGAAAATTTAATTGTGCTTGTATTTGCATTTAAAGTAACACCGCTGGCACCATTAAAATTCCATGAGCTACCTGATCCGTTCATTTGCCAAGTGCTGCTGGTCCCCATGTTAATAGCTCTAATACTTCCACCAGTTGATTGGATTGAATTACCGGTTACATTATGTCCGTTTGTTGACCAGGTTCCTATGTTAAAAGTAATATTTTGAGATGATTTAAAATCATCCGATTGAGAAAATATATCTGCCGATTTATACATGATGGTAGGCGTTAAAAATGAATTTCCGGAACTTGTGATTGTATTAGTAATACCACCACCTAAGCTTCTAAAATTTGTAGAACCAGATGGAGTATATGTCATAGAAGCACTTAAAATAACTGATCCACAATAACTAGGATTTGCAGGAGTAAAAAGTGGTGAATTTGTAACAGTTGAAAAATCTAATGCCGGAAATCTTACATTATTTGTTGCACAAGTTACTGTCTGTCCTGCTCCACTGAAAGAATTATTATCAAAAATACATGTATCTTGAGGTAAAGGAAAATTAGCCGAGCTTGTTGCGCCTCCGGTAGAGGTTGCAAATAAATTAGATGTTAAAAAATCTGAACTAGCAACGGCTTGAACATAATAAACTGTTTTTGGTGAAGTAAAAGTAATATTAGAATTATTGCCAGCATTACCGATAGAAGTTCCAGACCAAGTACCAGCACTTCCAGCCGCAGTGGCGCCGTAAAAATCAATGTTAGTAAAACTAAATGTTCCATTTACTGTAATAGTCTTTGGCGTGAAAAAGTCCAATGCCCCAAAAGCCATTCTACCCGAATTATTATTTACACCTGTGACTGTTAATGCAGTATTGATTGTCATGGCCGGGACAACAATACCAATATAACCAGAAGAATTGGCTATTGTTAATGTATTTATATTAAGCCCTGATGCACCCGTCCAAGTAACACCAGCAGTATAAGCAGTTGCTGAGATTGTGTTATATGATTTATTTGATAATGCAGGAGCGGCATTCCCTGTTAAAGTAAATTGACCTGTATGATTTAATGTCATACCACTAACAACAGTTAATGCGCCAGTTGTAATAGTATGAGCAGAATCTGTAAATGTTCCAGTAAAACCAGTAAAATTTAATCCTGTTAAAGTTGGATTATAATTAAGAGTGACAGTTACAGAGCCACTATTTGCTGTAAATAAGGCAGTATCAGAAGATCCAGGAACAGAGGCTCCTCCTCCTCCACCGTCAGTTGTAGACCAATTAGATGTTGTCGAATTATCCCATGTATTAGTTCCACCTACCCAGAATCGGTTAGCCATATGAATACCCTATACATGAGTAATATAATTTGCATTAGAATTAAAATCGATTTTGGTAGCTGATAAAGCTATCCCCAGTACTTGAATACAATTACCAGATCCGGACGGTGCTGTCTGAGTCATTGCACCGGAAGTAGATAGAAATAATTGTCCCCCTACCGTCCAAGTCCATGATGAAAGTGTCGCGATTCCCGTTCTTAAAAAATTTCCTGCATTACCACTTGAAATAGCAGCGGCTGCAAAATATCGACAAGGAAATTTTGTACTATCTGTTGCATCTGCTTTATAAGCTTTCCCATCAGCCGCTTTGATATAACAAACATCACCAAAACTTAAATTTTCACCGGCTGTTAAGGAAATAATAATTCCACTGGTATTTCCAGTGGTTGGGGCTGCATTTAAATTTATATTGCCCGTGATTCCACTTAAGCTTGTGATATTGGAATTTGCAGCACCTGTTGCAATTGATGCACCACCAATCGTCACAGATGTTGATAAATCACATGTTGGAGTATTGGCAGAAGTAATTGTTATAAATGGAGTATCAGTAGCTCCGTCTATATCTCTTCCATTAATAGTTAATTGTTTTGAATCAGCAGACGCAGATGTAATTCTGCTTTCTCCACTAAATCTAATGGCATTAGTGCCATTTAATCCAGTTAATGAAGAGATATTGCTATTAGTACCGCTTGAAGTAGTAGCAATAGTCAATCCACCAACTGTTACGGCAGGATCTAAATCACAAGTTGGAGTATTATTTGAGGTTAATGTTATAAAAGTTGTATCTATTCCGCCATCAACATCATGTGCAGTTAATTTAAGAGTATCTGAAGCAGAAGATCCAGATTTTAATAAACCACCTGAAGAAAATGTAATAGATGTAAGACCAGATATTGTTGTTAACTGAGTTGAAATACTATTTAATGTATCAGACCATAAAATACCAAAATCGTCAGATGCGCCATAAGGTGACCTAATTAAATAACTTATATCATTAGCTTGCATTACTGTTGCAGGATTATCCGTAAAAACTTGTAAGAGATTTTGTGACATTTAATTAAATTCCTTTTAAAAATTACAATAACAAAAAATCTGTTCCATTTAAAAGTAGAAATCCTGAACCATCTAATAATATAAAATCATTAACAATAGGAATTAACTCATTAAGATAAGATGAATAAATAATTTGTGTTATAAAACCACTTCCAGTCCAATTCATTTTAAAATTCCTAAAAAGAGGATATCTCGATAAAAGATATCCTCTTATTTAATTTTAGCCGTAACTACCAGAGCTTAATTGGGCAGAAATTTTAATGCCATTATGTAAAACTAAAACTAAATAACTGGCTTGTTTTCCAGTATCTAATAGACTTAAAACACATCCACCAGTTGCAGATGACATACAGCTAATTTGAGTGGTAACTGCCGTTCCATTTGCAAGACTCAAGCCACCTGAAGCAACCGAATAACCAGTCGATGCGGCTGATTGAAGAGTTAAACCATTTGATGCAGAAGATGAATAAACTTTGAATGGCATACTATAAGTTAAATTTGTACCACTACCATCTTTTAATTGAATAGTGACGGTACAAGTATTAGCAGCACCAGCAGCACCAGAAATAGTGCAAGATGCAGGATCAACTTGAGCAACAGGAGTAGCACCATATTTCAAATTAAGACCTTGGATAGCGCCAGCAGTAGAAACAACATTACCGGTTGTAGCTGTTAATCCTGTAGATCCAGTTACTGTTCCAGTAACTGATAATGATTGTCCTAATGTAGCCGTTGTTGTTGCAGCCTTAATATTTCCTGAAGTGTCAGAAAACACAGGAATAGCATTCGCAGTTGAAGCGCCACCAGAAAATGATACACTTCCAGCGCCAGGATCTGCATTAAATACTAATGCATTTATTCCTAATACAGCCGGAAGAGGCTCAACTATCGTATAAAAATTACCTGCATTTACAGATCCAGCAGAAACAGAAACATATTGACCTGCTCTGATTTGTTCTAAGGATTGTTGATCAGCGGAGCGTTGTAATACAACTGTTGATCCAATGCTATTTACAACATAAATACCTTGCTCATTAGTATTGGTTTGGGTTTGAAGTAATACGCGGTCCCCTACTTCACAAGCAACGCTATCAATCGTAAGAGAAGAAGCTGCAATCGTTAAAGTGGCTTGATTACCATTGTTATTAGGCCCGTTATAATACGTACCAGAAATATTAGATGTTGAAGCTAAACGAACCGGTGTTAATCCTGCATAAACATTGTATTGTTGAAATGACATTTTAAAACTCCTTTTAAAAAATGATATTAACTTCCTACTCTTATATTCGTTGCCGTTGTGCTTGCTGAATTTATCATCACAGAATAAATAGGATGCCAAACACCAGCCGCAAGCCCTACAAGAGTTTCAGTTGTGCCGTCCCATTTCACATATGAGACATCCCCGGTTGTTCCAACATATAGCCACGTCATAAATTCGCCATATTGAACATCTAACGTCGGAGATAGGGTTCTAACAACACCAGACATGATTCTTGTAGGCCCAGTCTTTAAATTTGGGTCTAAAGGGGGAATATTTAAAAGCTTTAGTATTGCCACTCGCCATCTCCTTATAGCTTGATAAATACATTCATAAATGTTGTAGGTTGCATTGTATTGTGCGGCACATCACCACCACCTAATGGAATAACATTGCTCGCATTATTAGCAGTTCCTTTTTGATTAAGATGATCACCTACAGCAATAACACCATTAGCATTAGTTCCTACTTGCCAAACAGGAACATCACTCATATTGAGATTAACATCTGGTAATTCATCTTGAATTAATACATGCGCTCCCTGACCAATTGCTGCACCTAACGCAGGCAGGACAGTATGAGTACCGGTCCCATTATCAAGTAAAGTTATAGCCGCTGAATCTTGCGCATAATCAACAGAAATAGCTAATTGAAATGTGGTAGCTCCTGTATTAATGACATAATAGACTGTATTTTCAGTTAATGGGGTAGGTAAAGCGCCACCACTATTACTAACAACTACCGGAGTTCCAGTTGGTAATTGCGATGTTGAAGAAACAGTAAATGTAGCGATAAGGTAATTAGCCGTAAAAGTCATTGAGGTAGTAAATAATGGATTCATTCCTGCTAAAACACGACCTAGATTTTTAGTTAAGGTCATTGCCTTATTAGCGCTAAAATCTGCAATAGCTGAAGCACCTCGACCACCTGCAACAGGTGCCCAATGATCTGTTACTCCATTCCAAATAAGGCTGTATAAAGGCCAAGTATCAATATTGGCTCTCGCAATATTTGATGAAGTCGAAGAAGCGCTTCCTATGGTGCCATTATTAGCCGCTACCCATCCAAAAGGAGCATGCGCATTTAAAGATGTTCTAATATCTCCTGTCCTTGGAGAATTAACATTCGTATTAACAAAATCATAACTTTGTAATTCAGGAAAAACCGTAACAGTTCCTAAATATAATTTAGGCTTCGTAAAGGAAATATCAAAAGTTTGGGCTGTAGGAAAACAAATTTGTAAATAAGTAGCATCATCTCCACCTGAACCTAAAGTTTTACCAGCGACGCTAGGAATTGTATTTAAAACGCCTGAATAAGCTACCCAAGATCCAACTAGGGTTCCAGCATTAATTGGTATAGGTGTGACAACCGGAGTTGTTGCAGATCCAGTTCCAAAATATTGAACCAAATTCATTAATAATGATGGCGTGCCGCTATTACTTTTTGCCCAAACTATACCGCTGACTGGTTGTTGTTCTAAATTTTTAACATGTAAATCGATTGGCCATTGGATAGCTTTTAATGTTTCATTTCCGGCCGCTGTGCAAGTTAATTGAACATAATATTCTGGGGTTATATCACCAGTTAAAGGATTGGTTCCGGCATCAAAATCAGCTTTGGCAAATTTTAAATTATCAGTGGATGAATCATTACTTCTAACAAACATGATATCAGGACCAGCATAAGGAATTGTTGAAAATCCAGTAGAAACTTTCACAAATCCTTCATGACAACTTGGTGCTATTACTGTTCCGCTTTGAATGTTAGAAAAAGTGTTAATACCTGCAACAACTGATGTGCCGCCTTGCTGTAAAAATAAATTATTGATTACATAATTTGCTAAGAAATTATTTGTAGTAACTGTGCCTCCGCCGCCGCCACCGGCAATTCCTGGGCCATAATTATCTACATTAAATAATTGAGTTCCATCAGATGCATAAACAATAACAAAATAAGGCTCATCATCCGCCCAGAAAAACATTCCTGGCGCTTCACCATTAGCATTAAAATAAACAGGATTAGGCCATGCAAATTGACCAGAAGCATCGGTATATATTGGTTTAGGGGTGACCTTGTCAACACTTCGCCATGTTGTCATATAGCCACCACCTAATGGCCTACCTTCATTATCGGCAAAGTACCATAAGGGAATGGGAACTATATTGTAAGTAACTGGCATTTTATCACTTCCTTGTGATTATGCGTTTATTTTACTCTTAGATTTTTATATTTCCTACCTGTTTTCATTAAAAACTGATAAAGCGCTTCTTCCTAAACCATAATATAAAGGATTAATATTTTTCATAAATTTTTCTAATAATGGATTTTGAGTTATTTTGAACATAGTTGGCGATAAATACTTTTCTAAGCCTGCGCCAGCAGCCGCTCCACCTAATGCTCCCCATCCAGGATAAATAGTTTCACCAGCTAAAGCTCCGATTGCAGGAGGGACAATACCTTCGACTGCTTTACCAAAATTTGCTATCTTATTAAGATCTTGCAAATGATTTCTCAATGGATGGTCTTCAGGAATTAATTTCATGTCGGATTTTCCAACTGTCTTTTCAGTTCCTTTTTTTATAGATTTTGCAAGCAAATTAGTATCAACATCAATATTACCTTTTGCAATATTTCTTAAAGTTGGTGTGGCAAAATAAGGATAATATTGATTTTTAGAAAACTCATCAGCTTTATTTAATTGATTTAAAGCATTTTCATCTCGCGAAAGGAAATTCTTTTTTTTATTTTGTAAGCTATCTCGCATCTGTGAAAATAATTGCGCCTTTTCTTCGGTAGCAGGATTTTTAGATGATCTTGCCCAATCTTTACCAATCTTGCTTTGAAGACGATGAAGATTCATATAATTTGGATTTGACATAAAATCATCATATATAATCTTCGCATCAGGATATAAATTATTTCTTTTTACTCCCGCATCTTTAAGAAATTTTTTAGGCGTTAATGTTAATAAAGAATTTCCATATTTTTCATTTATAGGTTTATACATTTCTTCCATAACTGCTTCTGTTGCTGATAATTCATTTTTTATATCTGTCGCTTTTTGCTTCCCATATTTTAATGGGTTCATCATTTCAGCCATATAAGCAGGACCACGCACAGCTAATGTCGGAGCTTCTAACATAGAATTTAAAGCAGCACTTTGTTTTGCAACATCTTGTAAATCTTGCATAGATTTAATGTTAGGTAATTGATAAGCAATATTTGATGCAGTTCCCGTTCCAATTCGAGATAAAGCATTTAAGGCAGGAGTAGTCACATAACGTGATAATAAACCATTTCCAGCTTCAAATTCAGGCTGAAATGCTGTTGGCAACATACTCGCTGCTAATCTTGCTTGATTACTTTCATATGTTCCAGGCGGAACGTATCCGCCTGTTGGAGTTTGATTAGCTGGATCAAATTGACTAAATGCAATTTGTTGTTGTTTTTCCTGAGGAGATAAATTTTCAAATCCGGGCATTGCCGTTGGATTAGAATATTTTTCCTGCATTAATGGTGCCTTATTAGATTCTTTTAAATTTTCAACTTGATTAATTAAATTACTAACATTTTTTGATGATTCATTTTTATCAATTTCATTAATATCAGATAAAGAAGGAGAATAACTAGAATCTTCGTCTATATTATCAATGTCGTCTAAAGTAGGAGTATATCCCATGTAATTAACCTTTTAATTGTGCTCTAACAGCATCTTGAACCGACTTTGGTTGATTTTTGTACCAATTCCGAAATTGTTCTTTACTTTTGAAATTAGAAAGATCTAAGGTTCCTTCTAAAGCCTTTGAGGCACCACTTAAATCTGACTTATTCCCATTTTTATCAGATACGTTAAATCCTTGAGCAATTTGATTTTGTGAAACAGAAATTTGCTCATTATAAATAGACTGTAATTCATCTAATATTCTTTGTTGATACTGAGTTCCTGTTTCACCAGGATATGGCTCTATAACTTTTTGCATTCTTTCTATTGTTTCATTGGTTGGCCTTAACCCATATGCTTTCACTAATGCCTCTGGCGCTGATTGCAAAGTAGATTGTAATTTTGCATATTGAGTAGGTAATTTCCCTGGATTTTTTGAGTCAGGAAAAAATAAATTTTTCATTCTTTCATATTGATTTTGAACTTTTCCTTCAGCACTCATAAATGGAGCTGCTAATTCGGAAATTCTTTTCAATTGAGGAATAACTCTTTTCGCTGCATTAATTGAATTTTGAGCTGCTGTTACAGTTGTTTCCGTAGGAGTTGAAACTAAATCTCCTGTATTGCTATCTAAAAATAAAGTTCCCGGTTTATGAACTTGCTCTACATAAGGCGCAGTTTGTTTTCCTATAACCCCAGCCATTCCACTATTAGTTGCTGGAACCAATGGAGAATACGAAGGCTGAGCGACATTACCTTGACTAGAAGGAATTTGGCTCGCTTGAAATGGATTGTTTTGTTGATCATTATTTGACTGAGCAGAAGGCATATTTTGTTGCATTTGACTTTGAGATTGATCGTTTCCCATTAATTTATTTATCAATGAAGAGAATACATTTTCATTACCCTTGTTCTGATTAGGAAAAGGAATAGTCATGCCATTTGTTAACTGATTACCTCTGGGAATAGAATTAGAAAAATTTTCCATCATAGCTTTAATAGCATCAGGATTATCCTTTAAAGCCATCCATGTCATGGGGTTTGACATAACAGTGGCTTGAGTTTGATATGGCAGCATATTGGCGTAAGCAATTTTTGATAATGCATTTGCATATTCTGTATAAGGAGCATATTGCGCTTCAGCTTTTTTTATATCTGTTCCATATTTATTTTGTTGTAAATCTTGCAACGCATTCATCGACGCAACAACTGGCCCACCTGGCGTTGCATCAGGAACAACATTTGGCATTGGAAATTGAAAAGCCATATTAACCTCTTAAAAAAGTCCAGGCATGAACATACTACCAACCAGTCCCCCTAAGCCGCCCAAAATATTACCCCATGAATTATTTTGATTAGCAGCGCTCCCATAGGCACCAGATCCCATGGCATTTGCCATATTTCCATACATTCCAGAAATTTGATTAGCGGCATTTTGACCAACTCCCATTAAATTTTGTTGTCCTTGACCATATTGAGAGTTTATTCCAAGTACATTTCCTAGCCAATTTTGCATATCTTGACTGGAAATATTAGAAGCATTTTGCTGCATTTGTTGAGCCATAGGGGTACTTCCAGATAATCCATTCGCAGAAGCATAATTGTTACCCATATTCATGGCTTGCTGTTGTTCATTCTGAGCCCAGGGAGATTGTTGATATTGATTCATTGTGTTATTGATAAATTGGCTTGGATTTTGCATTTGCTGAAGCCAATTTTGATAATTGCCCATTCCTTGTTGACCAGCATTATAGAATGGTTGCTGAACATTAATTCCTTGCTGTGCATATTTTTTGTACTGATCCATTCCAGCTTTATATGGATCATTTGAAGCGCCAAAAATACCACCTAATATGCTGCCTAAGCCGCCGCTCATCATATCGCATATCCTTATGCTTTAACTCGTTGTAAATGTCTTCCAAGTTCCCTCTTGAAAGATTTGTGGAGCTCCTAACGTTGTATTATATATCATTTGTCCATTCGAAGGACTAGTTAATGCATCTCTTTGATCAGATGTTATTTGCGGTATAAAAATACCCACTGAAGTTAAATAACTTGTTAAATTCTGATGAAAAGTAGCCATCGAATTAACCCATTGATCAGACATCTTTGAAGATCCGGATTTAGTTAGAGAATCAAAAAGTGGAAACTGATCAATATCATTTGCCATAATTACTCCGGTAATATCTCATATGACCAAGAAGCACCTAAAACAACAAATGAAAGCGGATTAAAAAATTCTATTTTTGGAATAAATGCCTGACCTCTAACCGTAGTTCCTAATTTGCGCCATAAGGTTCTAAACGTGCGCTCTCCTACTAATCCCATTGGTGCTTGAATTAAATTACCGTAAGTTTGTCCGCCATCTTTTGATATCGATAAAAACACTCTCGGAGATACATCACGATAAATAGGTAAAGTTTGATCAGTAACAATCTCAAAACTATTTTCTGTCAAAATATCTTCATTATTTTCAGTTAATAAATTTAAATTATCAAAAATTAAATTTCTGTTTTGACCTTGCAATAAATCAAGCTGAAATCTATCAATTCTCATTCTTTGATAGCCAGGAGGGCAAATGGGTCTTCCTATCCTCATTCTTCTAATATCTTCACCATCATTTTCAGGCAACAAAGGATCAACCACATAAAGAATAGGACTCTGATAATTACCAACTAAATTTAATCCTTTATAATAAACATGCGTCTGAGCAACATGCCTTGAACCATCTAACATCTCTTCTTCATGCCATAATCTTGTTGCATCTTGACTAGGATCACTTTGCGTTGCGTTATAGACAAACGTATGATCAGCGGCTGTAAAATTCATTCTATAAAATACTAATCCATTTTCTTTTAATAGAAATGCTCTACAATCTGTTATTTCATTTTCTGCCGCATATTCTGCTAATGTTGAATCTAAAGAATTAGTACTAACAGGTTGGGCCTGAGTACCAACTACTTGCATAACTGGTCCTTGACCATCTCGAGACTGAGATAAAAAAAACATCGCATCAAATCCAGTTGATATACTTCCAGGCGCCACCGTTCCATATTCTATTAATAATGAATTATTTCTTCTAAAAGGAAGATTAGTGCCGACACCTAAATTTTCCCAAATTTCAGTATAAAACTGAGAAAATAAAAATAATTTTTCATGTAAAGTTCTACATCCAACAATAGTGCCAGGATGAGTTGTAATTGAGCCTTGTTGTAATTGACCCGTGGATTGAATGATTTCATTAGGTCCGCCATTTGATAAAAGATCGATGGCAGTTCCTCCGAAAGCATTAGATAACGATGTCGCTAACTTTAAAGTGGTTGCAGATTCATTAATTACATAATAAGTCGTTGAAGTATTTAATGGATCTGCTAATTGTCCTTGAATACTACAAGTTGGTGTAGAATCTACCGTAAGATTTATAGGAGTATTAGAAATTGCATCTGCATAAGTTGCAGCAACTTTAATAGTAGTTGGACTAACATTAATTGCATAATAAGTAGTGCCAGAAACTAAAGGAGTTGGCAAAACTCCACCTCCGGAAGTAGATACTCTAACAGGAACTCCGGTTCCATAATTAGTAGTGCTTGCCATTGTTAATAAATCTGTTGCGGCCGCTGCTGTAAATACATCAATATCAGTTGGCTCTTTTAATATGACAGATACACCAGTCGCATAATTTGCAGTGCTAGATAATGTTAAAAGATCAGTCGCGGCACTTGCTGAAAAAGTACTATCATCAGGCCCCCAAACTAATCCTTGATTAAATTGTGATAATTGAAAAGTATTAGTATTACCATTTGCAACTACAAAAAATCCATCTAAATAGCAACAATCAATCGGTTGAGCTGGAAATGATGTGTCTGTAATTTGTGTAAATGTTCCATAAATTGTATCGTAGATATAACCATGAACACCATCTACAAATAAAATTTGATAGGTATTAGCATCAATTCCAACATATCCAGTTGAAGTAGTAAATGGAACACTTCCATTTAATAATGTAGGAACTAAAGATGTTCCGATCATTTCAACAAGCCAAACTGAATCTCCTATCACATGATAAGTATTTGTCTTAAATAAAAACGATGCTCTAAATCCATTGTTAGTAGCGCCAAAAGAGACATTTGTATTATCAAGTCCAGATGTTGGCAATAACATCTTAGGTTTTTTAGATTTTGGATCATTGTATTGAAAAAGATTTACCGATCTTTCTGAATCCATCGGACTATAACGTTGGTCATTATAACTTCCAACTATGTCATAATCTTCAGTAGTTGAACCCATAATCAATAACTCAAAATATTAGGCCAATAGAAAGGCTCCGGAGCTGTTAAAGTAACTGATGGTCTAATGGTAAGATCAGTTTCGTTAGCATTTTTCAGAGTCATGTAATAATCTTCATATTCCATTTCATTTTGTTGTGGCCAGTTGCCAGATGGATAATAAGCAAGAAATTTTCTCGCTAAAGCGTATTTTAAAAATCCATAATAAAATGGTGGCAATTCTTCTAAATTGCTTTGGGCTTCCAATTTATTAATCATCACTTTAACTTGAATTGAAAAAGGATATGGTTGATCAGGAACCGGATAAACCGTAATAAAGCTTTCTTCTGATTGTTTGTTTAAAAAGATAAAACCAGGACGTGCTAATAAATTAGTTTGCCTTACAACGCCCCAATAAGTTGCCTTATTAATAATACGCAATGGGTAAACTAACTGTGTATCACCTGAGGTTGGAACCGTATAATTCGCAAATGTTAAATCAACCACTCGATCTGCTGTAATATCCGCACCCAATATCATATCTGATATTGAATAAGTGTCTTGTCCAACAGTAAAAGTATGTTCAATTGTTGTTAAGAAAGGAATATAAATACTATCCGATGAGAACTTATCAAGTAATTCATTGATTAATTCAAGACCAGTAGAAAGCATGAAGGCGTCAGGGGTTTCTCCAACGCCTAGCTCACCTAAAAGATACAGGGAATTAACGATAAGATCGTTTGTCGTCCTGACAACCTGCGCCATTGGCTTCGCTCCATGCGATTAATCCAACTTACTTAACAGGAAATGCAACCTTATCTAATCCTGCGGTAATATCACGAGCTAACTCTTGAGCATGCTCGCCGTTATTACACATATAAGCATTAAATTCCATGGCCTCTGATTTCATATTTGGAGCTCTGCCAGCATATTTAGCTTGGCTGTTTTGAACTTTCTTTACAAATGCATCTGTTGCGCTATGCTCAGATTCATAACGAGCTTGGCGCGTGTTCATCATCGATGCGTCTTTTCCTGGTGCGTTGTCGTATCGGCTTTTCATGATTAATATCCTTTTTAATTACATGAACATCATTAGGGTGTCTAAACCATTTACCAGTTGCCACAAGCTCTTCTCTTTCTTCCAACGTCACGACTCTCATCTTTTCAGTTGGACTATAAATACAAGCTAATGGCATCTTTTTATTCCTTACGATAAAAGTTTAGTTGCATATTGTGGGTGCCACTTAAAGCCGCACAAAATATCTATACGCATTAAGTTTTGATATCCCAATATGTCACCAGTTTGTGTTACAGCAAGCGATAGTCCAGTTTCAGGATCAATTGCAACGCTGGAATAAGGTACTTGTAATTTATAAAGAGGTGGGCAAACAATATCTAAACCACGAGCTGGATAAGCAACATTGACGTTATAGCTTGGAACCATCGTCACAACTGCATCATCCGGAATAGCATTGCTGACATTTTGTAATGGGCTTGATGTATCACTGATAATCGTTGGAGCAACAGTGATTGTGACAGCACCACCACCACTTGAGTTAGCAGCCGATGTAATAACAAACTGCATATCTTGACCAGTAGATGCTCTGCTTAATGGATTAACACTTGATACGCCAGCAATCGAGATCAAATCGCCAGGTAAAAAGTAGTTAGTAACACTGATTGTTGCGCCATCTAAAACAATCGTATTTCCCGAAGATACAGCGCCATTAACCAATAATGCATCACCAGAGTGCAATCTGGGGCCAGCACCTGCAACGTGGTTTACGATATTTTGAGATTGGAAAATATCAAAATATGATAAATGACCAATTGCTGATTGACGGACAATATCTTCGTTAAATACAGGAGTAAAATTATTTAATAATGCTGATTTTAATGCAGATCCATCACGAACAGTCATTGCAAGATAAGCATCGGAAGAAATATTAACGCCTTGTTCGAGCAATTTTGCGCCAGCTAAATCGACCGTTTGAAAGGAATTAATAGGAGTTCCAGCAGTACCCGCAAAGAAATACAAATCAGATTCAGCAGCAGAACAAATATCTCGTTCCATTTGGCTAACGATATTTTGAATCGCTGGCTGAATGAACATACGGGAGAAATCTTCAATACGTAAAGATAAATCCTGTACCGTATAAGCAATTAACGCATGATATTGATGCGCTACTGTAATTGTTTCAACTGTTTCGATAATATCTTGCGGAACAGCCGTTGAACCATCGCCCACAATGAAATTATTTTGACGACGGACTTGTAATGTATCGCCTATTTTATATCCAGAATTTTGAAAATCATCCTGGTAAATTCTTGAACCAGTCATTACAAAAGGTGCATTATTTGCAAACATCGCAAGTGCTGTATTACTTACAAGCTGCGTATTAATAAATTGATTGGCCATTGCCAGTTTCTCCAGTCCATTGGTAATTCACTTGAATTCAAGAAAATCTTTTTCTTGTTACTTCCAAGTGCCCGCTTTCATCCTTTCCCTAATACTTCCAATAGGGGTTTTTTCGGTGACCGTGGCTGATGTTGAAACTGGATTTGTTTTGATTTGACCTAATGGTCTTGATGACGACACTTTATTATCACCACCACTAATCAAAGCATGAGACAGTTTCATCATTTCAGTCGCTTGATCTAATGGGTGGAGTTTTGCAATACGGTTTAATTCTTCGGGATTTTTGCCAAGTTTGTAGAGGACTTCGCCGGCTGATCCTTTGCCTGTTTTAGGCAGTGTCATTGAAAAGTCGCGCATTGATGGAGTGTATTGTGCATCATCTCCAAAAACCACATCATGAAAGTCGTCGTATTTATCACTCATACTATCAAGATGCTTTTGCAATTCACGATATTGCTTATTAACGTGAGCTGCGTGTTGCGCTTCTTGCGCCTTACGCTCTTCCATATCCTTTTGGTTAAGCACGAGGCTAACTGCCCTGCGAATTCGCTCATCATCGCTGTCTGGCGTTTGGCCATAAGCGGTGGGATTCATCATCTGACTTTGTGCTGGTTGTTGTTGAGACAATCTAGATTGCATATCGGCAATCCTTGCCTGCATCTCACGCATTTCCCTTTCGTGAGCCCTCTTTTGTTGCTTTAAACGCTTTTGCACATAAAGAGGATCATTAGATTTATTCCCTGAAGAATCAGTCGATTCGGGTGACTGCTCCTCTGTCGATTCTTCCGGTTCTTGTCCAACACTTTCCATCACTTTATCAGCAAGACCATCCTGATCTTGACCTGACATATCCTGAGCAATATCCATATTGTCTCCACATCGGCAATCTCTGCCCCAAAGAAATAAGGCGTCTTTGTTTTTCGCCCCGTGACATTCCTTATCACGTATGAATTAATCATAATTGTTTTATGTGAAAAAAATAGGTACACCTGTAGACAAAAAATAATATATACTACCAATTCAAAGCCTAGCTCGACGGAGCGAAAAGTTGATTCATCATCAACCTGGTTTTGACTAATATGATGAATACTTTGATAAGGTATGTATGAGAATTTGTAGAGCGCCAGATTGCGAAAATCCTGCAATAAAGCAAAGAACCGTATGCACAAAACATAAGCATAGATTAAGAAAAAACGGAACTTTTGACATTCCTGAAAGAATCCCAAAGGCTGATAAATTACCTGCCGATATTGTTAAAGTATGTAAAGTACATGGGTCATTAAAATATCACGAAGTAAATGTTCAATATTCTAAATATAAAGATAAAAAATATAAATGGTATCAATGTAAGGAATGTTTATCATTAAAAAAGAAAAGACTTTATGATTTAGATCCTGAAAAATATAATAAACTTTCAAAAAAGACTATAAATAAAAGAATTGAGAAAGCTAGAAAAAAGAATAGAGAATATCATATCACATGTTATATGACACTTGAAGAATATCATAAAATGATATTAGACCAAGATAACAAATGTAAAATATGTAAAAAGGAGGAAACTGCAAAGTATAAAAACAATAAAATAAAACGTCTCGCTATTGATCATCATCATGCATCCGGAAAACCTCGCGGATTATTATGCAGTAAATGCAATACTGCATTAGGATTATTAAAAGAATCCATTGAAATTCTTGAGTCAGCTATTTCCTATTTAAAATCTTCTATTCAGTAGAGGACTTTTCTTTATTTTGAGGATTCGAATGCTTATAAAGATCTGCAAGTATTTTAGAAATTTCAATTGAAAAGTCTTCTTTCTGTTTCTTATGGGCTAAATCATGAGTTACTCTTGTTTTTTCAAGGTTACTTTGGTGATTATATACGTCAAGCTGTCCATCCATTTGTATTTTCTGAGCTTTGAGCAACATTTCTGCTTTATCTAATTCATGTTGCTGTCTTTTCAATTCAAGCTCTTCTGCTTTTAATTGTAACTGAGACTGCATCTCCTGCATTTGTGCTTGTTGTAATTGCATTTGCATTTGGGCCATTTGTTGGTTAGGATCAGGCTGTTTGGGGGGAGCAGGTTTCCCTTGTTCTTTTGCCAATACATCAGGTGGAACTAAACTCTGGAAACGATCTTTAATAGTCGGCATCTGTTGTAAATCTAATTGACTAGCCCAAAGATCAGCTATTAATGGAAATGCTTGTGGAAATGCTTGAATAGTCTGGGTGAAAAATTCCAAACTCACGTCCTTTTGCACCGCAAAGCTAGGCCCTGTATCAATTTCAATATCATATTCACCAGGGGTTAATTGATTTTTAACTCGGCCATCATCTTGCATGTGGTTAATGATGATAGATTCTGTCTTGCCATCTTTCTTGGATATCACCATCGAGCGTTGCTCATCGCCAATCGTATAATCAATTAAATCATTAACTACGCGTCCTGCTTGCTGAATAGCTTGATTAAGATTATCAAAGAAAACATACGCAGACATCGATCCTTCTAACTTACGTTCGCGTCTAGCCTTTCCAGAAACATCACGACCTTGTAAATCTTCTTGTTCAGAAAATCCAAGAATTTCTTGGATGTCTTGTGTCGCACGTTGTGCGTTATTCATCAATTGTGGCGATAAATCCCAAGGGGTTTGTTTAATCGGCATTAAACCAGTTTTAGGATCTGGTTTAGCTCTTAAGATACCCATTTGTAATTCAGGATTTCGCCAGTCTTGTTCATAACCAATAATATTATCAGGTGTCCCTAACCACTGTTCACGTCTTCTATTTTTGATTTCAGCGGCTATTTCAGAATTAAAATAGTTAACGCATTTTTGGGCATCTCGTGCTTCATGAATAAAAGATTTGGTATATTGCCTACCTTCAATGTAATAACTATCACCATCAACAAATGGAATCGGTAATTGCTTAGATGGCCATTCCTCAAAATCAATGATTCTGTCTCGAATCATTCGGTAGTGCATTATTCTATAATCTTGAGTTTGACGCTCTCCAACAACTTTCGGAATTCCCTTTTCAATGATTCTCGATACAACTGAGCCTTCAACAATTTGCTTCTGCATTTGAAAAGCTTCTTGAGCTTCTTTCCATTCATCCTCATCGACAACCATTCCATTTGATAGCTTATAAATAATCAATGGGTACCATTCTTTAACAAATTCATCACAGACTGCAATTGTGTCTCTCGTTTGCCATTGAAAATCCAATAACATGTAAGGATCAACGAAAGAAACAGGATTTGTTACATAAGGATAGGTTGCAAAAAATTCATCTCGAGTAAAGATAAATGTTCGTGAGCAGAAATTTCCATCGCCTTTATGTGGCTTTAAAGCTGTTGGATCCCATGAACACATAGTGGGATCAGGAATAATATCGAAAGTGATAGTTTTATTAAAACTTCTTGGACTTTCATAATCAACGCCTACTTGAAATGCTCCAAAACCCATCATTAATGCTGATTTAAATGCTGTTTGATATATCAAATCATTTTGACTTCGATAACAAATTGTTCTTATTAAATCAGCTCGTAAATTTATTTCCTCTTGCGATGCGTGCCCAGTTAGAGATCTTACAATCAAATCTGGCTTGTTTTTTCTTTGTTCTCCGGCTATTTTTTTTGTTGAATCATATAATTTATTAAATGTCATTGCCGGTTTAAATAATCTCGTGAATTCTGAACGCTCTACCGCTGTCCATTGATCACGTAACACGAAATTCATATCGTCCTTACCACGGACAATATTTTCATTAAAATAGCTATTCCAAGTGTTTTTATTTTTATTCGTTCGTTCTAAAACATCTCTCTCATCAATTCCAGCTTTATTCAAGCGATCGATGCGTCTTTCTTCCATTTCATGAATTTCATTCGGCGATAAATCTGTGACATTAACGTCACTAGCTTCCCGTTCCATATGACATCCTTATCATTATGGGATCGCCGGATTTTGTCGCTATTCCGGCGGATAGCCAATCACATCAGGGAGATGTTGACGTTAAAACTATAACACTTTCCAATCATTAGCTCTATAATCTTCCACAGAAAAAAGATTATTTCCGGCATTTGGATTTGGTTGAGTTAATACTTTCCAGACATGTTTCATTCTTGGCATTAAAGAAAGATATCCTTCAGCTTCTTCCCATCCTTCTCTAATTACTTTTTCACCTTTTTCTAATGCATCTAATGCTTCCATAAAATTCATTCTAAAATCCTCTACGGTAGTACAGTTAATTGACAAGATGTTCCGGTAAACACAGGCTTATACCATTGAGTACCATTGGAACCAACAGCTAATATCACATCAGTATCTAAAACGCTAAATCCTTGGCTCTTGATATAGTTATCTAAATAACCTGCGGTTGCTATCTGAGATAAGGTATTATTCGGAGCATATAAATGCCCAATTCGTGGAATGATATTATTTTGACCAGGAAAGTTAATTGTGAATTGATTGACAGACATTTTACTACTCCTTTAGTTAGTGACGCGATGAGATAGTTTATTGTGATTTAGGTGATTATGGCAATAGCATAATAAAAACCCGCCGTGGTGCG